TGTTATCTGTACTTTCTGGGTCAGAGCCACCTAATCCCACAGTTGTATTTGATACTGTATATGTGCTTCCGTAATTACTTAAATTAGATATTCCTGGAACATATGAAAAGGTATCAATAACCCCTGCAGCAATATTTCCTAATGCGCCTTGACCTACGCTGTATTGCGCCCTAATAACTGAATGAATAACAGGCATTGCTCCGTTAACTCCGTCACCAAAATTAATTGTTACACTGTTGTTTTCATCACTTGAGGCTGTATATACCAAATCACTTGGACCAAAATCTAACAAGTGTTGCACTTGAGTCCATTGAGTATAAGTTGTTCCATCTTGTACGTAAATAACGATTGAGTTGTCAATAATTGAGTTTTGACTTAAAACAAAAGATTGATAAGGTGTTTGTAACGAAACTCCAATTTGCTCCCCATATTGTGGGTAACTTGGGTCTAAGTCTGAAGAAATTAAACTAATAGAACGACCTTCATAAGCCAACACAGTGTAAGGTCCTGTAAGAGTAGTTGCAGTTCCTCCAACTGTTACTGGTGCACTAGTTGTAAAGTAAACAGTGTAAACAGCATCAACAATTGTTACGTTTCCTGTAACAACAGTTCCTGTAGGAATAGTAATATCTACGGAATCATTATTTGTAAAAGTAAGGGTTGTAAAAGCATTGCGGTAACCTGCTGGAATATACCCGTAGTTTTGAGCAATATTGAGAACACTGTTACGTTGAGTAGCAGTAGTAATTGACAATTCATTTGCAGTTCTGTCTACATAATACGCAATTAAATCTCCCATATAAGCAAACGCTTCAACCAACGCAACGCCAAAGTCTGCTGGGTCAGATGCTGTCCAGTTAGGGATGCGGTCCTGAATTCGAGCAATAAGGGCATCACGAAGCGAGTAAAAATCACGACCCGTATAATCTACGGAAATTGGAATATTAGATGCTGGTGTTATGCTCATGCGAACTCCTGATAAATTGGGTTATTACCGTCGACTAAAACGTATCCTATATTTGTATTTAATACTTTGTTATTTGGAATTGAGTACGTAAGAGCCAGTTCCAAAACATTAGTAAAAGAATCTACAGTTATGTTAACAGTTTGTAAAGTTAATAACGACAATTGATTTGCAAAAACTTTACGAATTTCATCTTCAATCTCAGAACTTGCAGAATCATCTGTATCAAAAAGAAAAAAAGGAATTAACGTCCCAAATTTTGGGCGCATTATTCTTTCTCTAATTGCTGTTCCAACAACAGAGAGAACCCTATCTGCCCAAATTTGTTCTTGAGTAGTAGCAACAGCAACTTTTCCAAAACTATCAAGGTTAAATGGCAACATAATTGCCATCTCAGTATTTGCCATTACTGACCTACCCATCTGCTTGGTGTTACCGTATACCCTGTTGTGGACTGATTAATTGTTGGTGTAATAGAAGATATTGTAGAGGAGGTGGGGGTTACTGTGTTGGCTGTGGAGATAAGATTTTGGATGTTTATAGTAGGGTTTCCACTTGAAGTAGAAGGCCTAGTTGAACTTCCAATATTAAGGCTAACACCATCAGTCAAACAAGTGAATGACGTTTGGTATTGTCCATCAACGCTAAATGTGTGAATCGCTGATTCTACAACCCAATACCCATCCGTAGTGTCAGAGGTTCCCTTAATTTCAATTGTTCTCCAAGGAGCAATTCTAGGGTCTCCCTGAGCCATACCTTTAGCGGGTATAGACAATCTTGATAAATGGGCTTTTGCATCAGACGTGGTTTGAGAAAAGGATTGACTATCTGAAACCGAGTGAGTCTCTATAGAAGAAAACAATGGGTCTTTTGTAGTTGCACGAATATTTTTTCCTACAGTTTTAGGAGATGATTTTGTTTTATAAACTTTTCCTGAAACTGGGTCAACTCCAGAAATATGTTTAGTTGTTCGAATGTTTGTAGCGTTTTCAAAAAAATCATCAAGTATTGGCTCAAAATAATCTAGTGTATGGTCATAAGCATTTGCATTGTAACCCATGTATGTATCTTGAAAAGACAAAATAGGAACAGAGGTCATAAATGTATCAATCATTTTATCTACAGGATGAAAATGTAACTCTGTACCTTTTACTTGACAAGCATAACCAATTCTAGTTGCAAGTTCTTGAGTTTTTTCCCAGTAAGAATGTCCAGCCAAAGATTGTTGAGAAAATTTATACGGATGAGGTGTTACAACTGGTTTTAATTTATGTAAAGTTGCTATATCAGTAATTATTTGTGGCGCTGTTTTATCTGTCCAAATTTTTGCTGGACGGTCTTTTAATACATACGAAGACCCAACGCATGTAATGGTAACTCCTTTATTAATTGCTTGTTTAACAGGGTATGAAATTCCTGTTGCATATCCAACAAATGTTTCTTTAACTTTATTGTTTGTAAATACAATTTTAACTGGAGCACCAGTTTTAACAGAAGCAACAATAGTAGGAGTGTATTGTCCGTAGTACATCGTTAATACATCGTGTTTACCCATGTGTTGATGCAAAGTTATGGAACTAGGTTCATCTTTAAACGATGGAAGATTAGGAAAAGTAACTGTGTAAGAACTTTCGTACCTATGTTGTCTCTCTGGGTCAAGCACTTGGAATCCTTATTTGAGTTCCAGGAGCAATAGTATTTGGGTTTAAAATTTCAGCGTTAATATCTGTAATAGTCCACCAAAGTTCAGAACTACCTAAAAACTTATGCGCTAGTAAATCAAAACGGTCGCCAACTGCCCAAGAATAATAAAAAAAGTTTTCTTTATAAGTTGGAAAATTTCTGTATACAGTTAAGTTATATTGAGATTTTCTAGCATCCCATGCTTTAAAAAGAGTACCAGTTGCATATCTACTATCTAAATAAATCATTAGTTATTCCTTCTCACGGTTGAAAACTTAATTGACCTTGTTGATTAACACCTGTTGCTGCAACTGAATCGTAATAACGCATACAAGTAATGTCAACTTCCGTCATGATAGGTACCATACGCTCATCAAACATTGTGTGGTTTAAACTTAAATCTACAATTCTTACTAAATAATGCAACCCTTTTCCTAAATATAGTTCAACAGGAAGAGGATTAAGCCAACCACTATCCGCTGTACTTAACCCAGTCAATGGAGATTTGTGTGTTGCTAATTTTCCACCAGTTAATTTAAATAAATATTCTAAATCATACATTGTTCCACGTTCGTATAACAATTTTAAATCATCAGCAGGAGGCGGAGTATTTGTTGGGTATGGATTTGTAACACTTGATTTTAAACCATTTGCATCTAGATAATTCATATCTAAAGTTCTGTTTAACAATAAACTGAAAGTTACAGAAGATTGTAAAGTACCCATAACAGATTGATTTTTTCCACTTGCTAAAAAGAATGGATTGATATCTGTTGCAACACCCCAACCCATACTAACTGTAGTAGGGTTATACAAAAATTTAAAACCATAATAAGTGTTATCAGGTACTTTTCCAGGTGTTAATTTTACTGATGAGTTTAGATTTGGGAATAAACTACTCATAAGCATACGACCTTTAGAAAGGTTGTTTTGTAAAGTATTGTTATTTTTTAAACTATTGCTTTGAGGAGATTGAATTACTTCTGTTGCACCATTGTAATAAGTATTGCCTTTTCCAGAAGTTAAATACGCTTCTTTAACCATAGGAATATTATAAATATATGGAACAGTTGCTGGAGGATTGCTTGACCCTGGAGCAGTAGTGGATGTTCCTCCTCCAGAAGAATTGCTTACTTTGCCACCACTCTTGACAAACACTGCTTTGTTGTAAGCAGCAATTGCTGAGGCTTGTGCAGCAACATCTGTAGATAATTTTTGAGTTAAAGTTGTAAGTTTTGTTTTTTCAGTGTTATAAGCATTATTTGCTGCTGTTAAATTTGCAATTAATGTAGGGTTAGTTTGGTTTGCGCTCCATGCAGTGTAAGCAATTTGTTGTAACAATTGTGCTTGTTGAAGAATTGCTTTTTGATTGTCAATTGCCGCTCTATCTTGTATTACAAGATTTGATGCGGTAACTGTAGTTGCTTGCAAAGCAGCAATTTGACGTGCACTATTAAATTGACTTAATTGTGCAGCCGTAGGAGGAGGCAAAAGATTGGTATTAGGTCTACTTCCCCATCCTGGAACTCGTATCGATGGCATTATCTACTCCCTACTGCAGTTATGTGGGCGTCTGTTTTCAATAGGTCTTTTACTCTATTAGCAAACATTTTTGCATCTGATTCTGAAACACCTGTTAAACTTACATTAATACTTACGTTGTTTACAACACTTCCTCCACCAGATTGTCCCCCTACAGAAGCGCCAAAACCTTGCGTTCCCCCACCATATCCTGGAATATGAGTTCCCCATGCAGATTGATTTACAGCGCTTAAAACACCGCTTAAATTATTGCCTTGCATTAATGCTGCTCTAATTGCAGCGTATCCCTTTTGATTTTCTTTTAACGTTGAGATATTTGATTGCAAACCTTGTTGGTATGAAGTATATGACTTAACTCCAACAGAGTTAATATCAGAAGCACCACTTGCTCCCAACGTAGTGTTTAAAGGGTTATAGTGAGCAGAGTTTTTCCATTGCCCACCTTCCCATCCCATCCACGTAGTCATGGCTTTTACATTTGTGCCAGTTAATGGAACACCTAATCCTTTAAGAAAATCTTTTGCCCAAGCCTGTTGGCTTCCAGTACCAAGAATGGTTCCTGCTGCTTGAGTTGTTTGTCCAGAAATAACTTGTGAAGATAATTGAGAATTGTTTAAGAAAGTAGATGGGTCTACAGGGTTATTAGCGCCTTTACGCACTTCAAAATGTAAATGTGGGCCAGTAACATTTCCTGATTGACCTGATTTACCAATAACTTGTCCAGCCCTAACGTGGTCTCCTACTTTTACAGACTTACTGCTCAAATGACCATAAAGAGTTTGGTATCCATTCATATGGTCAATTTGAATATATGTACCAAATTCAAATCCTGGAGCATCATCAAAGACAACTCCATCAGCCGCTGCTTGAACAGGTGTTCCTACTGGTACTGGATAATCTTGACCTGTGTGAGAATTTTTTGCGCCACTCCACATAGATGGGTCAGTAGCACCATATCCTGTTGTTGCTGAAACTCCTGGAATAGGAGATTGTGGTCCACTTCCTCCGCCTTTAGCGCCAAATGAGGCGCCAAATCCTTGTGTTCCCCCACCTGTTGCATACCCAATTCCTCCTGCAATAATCTCTGGAAGAATTGTTTCTCCCAAGCCAGGTATGGCTGCAACAATACCTGCAAATTTTGCAGCGTTTCCTGCGCGAGAACGCATGCTTCCTTTGTTTGAATTACCTTTTATTAAATTTCCAGCAAGAATTGAACCCCCAGCAATAGCAGAACCCTTTAATAACCCAGAAGCATTATTCATTAAAAATCCAGAA